GGCGCATACCACGGCCGCAAAGAACATGGTCTGGAGGGGGAAGCAATACCCATTCCCCATACTCGCAACCATGTGCATCTCCAAGTACTCGCCGTTGGGCAGGCGTGTCTTGGGGCTCCTAGTCCTACGCAGCCAAGTGTTGAACCACCTTGGAAGCGTCGAGTCGGTAAGCCCTAGAGAGACGCTATTTGACGCCGACTTCAGGTCGATTGTGGCGATTGAGCCATCCAACGACCCCTGTCTAGCCAGCCACTGATTCTTCACCGGCTGCGTGCTCAGGTTGATCCCGAGCCACACTTCCATGCGGTCCTCAATGTAGCCGCCAATCCCAAGCTGGAAAAACATCTCCAGCACAGGTTCGGAGCAAATAGTGCGGTCTATATCGTACTGCTTGCGCACAGTACCTAGTTTCGACCCCTCAACGACCATCGACCCATGTTGGTTTTCCCGAGCAATTTCTGCCCGAGCCCAGGTAGGGTTCACTTTGATCGATGCGCAGTAGAGCGCATGCAGCATAGGGTTGCATCTAGACAGCGGGCTGTCGAACAACTTCGCATAGAACGTGGCAATGTCCACGCCTACCGATACCCCCGGCCCTGTACGCGCCGACTCGGTGAGTCGGGCCAGTGTAGCCGGTGCGCCATCATCGTCAAGCAGCCAAGAGTCGAGGAATGAAATAACTTCCCCGATTATCTGTTCGTCAAACAAGAGCCTGGGCTCGAGAACGAACGTGCGGCAGCGCTCGTTGTCGGCGATGAAGCCGTCAATAGCTTTCTGCTTAGCATCTGGCGCGACGACGCCCCTGAATTTCTTCAGGAATGACCGACTCATTGCAAGTCGATCGGCATCTTCAACGGACATGTCCGAGGTGAACATTGGTCCGTCTACGGGTCCTAAGTCTGCAGCAAGGAGTTCAGCGAGTTTCTCCGGAGTCAATGTGTCCCGGAGCATCACCGTTAACCCACGTCTGACTCGGCGCTCTCCTGCGCGCCGTACACAATAAAGCGGCAAAGTTCGGCGCTCTCTTGTGCTTCCTGAATAGGATCGATCACGGAATGCTGGGTGCAATCCGAGGGCTCATCGCAGACGCCCACTACGACGGGCAGCTCCACAGCCGATTGTGACACAAGCGGGTCGACTTGACCCCACTGCACCACCAGCTGCTTCGTCCCATCGGGGAAGTGGATGATCTCCGGCGCGGGCGTACCGTCTGCCCGCGCTTCCCAAGCCTCATACGCCTCGGTGAAGAGACGCGTGAGATCGCCGTCCGGCGAAGGTTCGCTGCCGACCTCAGGCAGCTCGGGCTCGTCAGTCTCCTTGAGGATCTTTCTCAGACTCTCAGAGTTTCCAACGGACCTCATCTCGGAAAGGATGCCGTACACGACGCGAAACGATCCGCGCACCTCCTTCTCAGGAATGCGCGGGAACCATTGCGTCAACCCCTCCTTCACTTGGTGGGGTTTGTACATCGGGATGGAAGATACCGCCCTGCCGGCTTCCAGGAGCGCGAAGCTCCAATGCTTCTTGGCTGTGAGGCCAAGCATTCCGCTCTGAACGAGTCGGTAAGCCAAGTCGATATGCTAGTCGACATGCAGGTGGACCCCAG